TCCATCTTTATCAGAACCCTTTAACTTATGTAAGTCAGATCTTTCTCCTGTACCACCCCACCAGGTAGGACCATAATTATCATGAGGTGTTCTACCATCCTTATTTGACGCTGCTTCAGCGTGCGTCATAACACGTTTGATATTAATATCACCAGGTTTCCAACCCCAAGTCTTAGCAACGTTTGCTGCTTCTGCCATCATCGACTCAAGTTGCTTTGGTTTCGGTGCATAGTTATTCCAATCATAGTTTTTCATTGCTGCAACAGCAAGACCTACATTTCCTGTGTTTCTATAATATGTGTGTGCAGTGTGTTGATCATAAGGAACGTTCTTCACCAAAGAACCATCGCCCTGAACAGTAGTGTGATATGGACCTCTAGGCCAACTATATCCACTAGCAGTCCAGTGTAGATAAATTTGCTTATTTAAGTTACCTCCATTTGCAAAACCAGGAAGTCCACCACCTTTAGACATAAATTTAGATTCAGGTGCAAAGGCAGGCATAACATTTTGAGACATGGGATTCTCAAATCCCTTCCCTGGACTAAATCCACCTTGGAACGCTTGCATCATACCACCAAGGTCAAATCCTTGACTCTTGGCTTCATGCATTCTCCTACCAGTTAGGTGAGGTTGCGTTTTTGTTCCAGGAGTATTAAGAGGAACGACGAAAGCTCCCCCATCACTCTTTCTAGCGACATATTCAGATCCGTGTCCGATAAACGAGGTGGATCTCCCTCCATCCAACGATACGGGATATCCTGATTGTGGTCCATTTATAAATCCTCCTGATGCTTTTTGCGGTACTTTTACTTTACCACCTTTTGAAAATCCTTCTGGTTTGTTTGCTGGTTCTTGACCTTCTTCTACTTGCGTAGCAGTTAACTGACCTTCTTTGAGATAGTTATATGCTCTATATCCAGCATATGCTCCTGCTGCTGCAAGACCAAGTGCTAAACCTCTACCTAATAATCCCCTTCTTCCTTTGATAAGATTATTATGAAAGAAGATTAATACATTACCAAAATCTGTAATAAGTCTGGTTGGATTACTTAACCAGCGAAGACCCAATAATAAAGTTCCGAGTCCAGTTAGTCCTCGTACAAGTCCTCCTATTCTTTCCCAAGGACTCGATTCATCCGACAGTAAAGTATATAATCCCTCAATAGTGTTAACCACACCCATCTTTGCAACATCAAAGATAAAAGTTGCAAGTTTAGAAAGAGCAGTTACAAGATTCTTTACCTTTTCTCTATTTTTAGGATTACCCAACCATTTTAAAGCAGGAAGAACAATAGCAAATTTAATTATTCCACTCAATGCTTTAAATAAACCTTCTAGAAAACTAGGTTTTTTAAATACATCAATAAAACTGCCGCCTGCTTTTTTCTTTTGTTTTTGTACTTTGGTATACTCTGCATCAAACTGCTTTCTAGTTGCGTTTCCAGCATCTAGTTGTGCAAGTTGTGCCTTTTTTACATCACCAAGAATTTTAGCAACAGAATTTAAAGTTGCACCAATATTGTTAACGGCAACAGTATTTTTATTAATTGTTCTTACAAGATCTCCCTTTGGAGATGTACCAGTTGAATCTTTTACTTGTACAAACTTATAAAAATTAATTTTTGTGCTTTTCTTTATAGTTGCCATTATCGCATTCTAGTCTGTAAAGATGTAGGAACTGCATTTACAACACCACCACCATTATTTATTGGCACTGCTTGAGGAATAGGAACAATTTTTTCTAGGATCATTGGTACAGGAATGAATTCCATAGTTTGCTGCATCGCATATTGAGCAGAGAGACCACCTTCCTTTAATACTTTCTGACCAGCACTCTGTACTGTACCAAGAACTCTAGGATCAACTCCAAGTTGTGCTCCAATTTCATTAAGAGCAGCAGTAGGATTACCAAAAGCACCTGTTACTGCTTTCATAATTCCACCCATACCAAACTGATCAGCAAAACCGCTAATCATATTCATAGGACTAAAACCACCTTTCATAACAGATCCTGCCAACTGCCCCAGACCAGGATTGATCATACCCAATCCAGTTGTAGCAGCACCCATGAAGTTGCCACTTAATAATGAACTACCAATCTGACCCAGTGGACTATTCATAACTCCACTAATAGCATTTCCAACACTACCCATCATCCCACTTACACCAGGAATCATTCCTAACATCGACATAGGATTACCTGTAGCAAGTGTGTTAATACCTGCCATAATTGGAGCAGCACCAGGAATAAATGACGCAGCAGTTCCAAGCACCTGACCAACAGGACTTTGCATGACACCACCAACTGCTTTACTTACACCACTAAATGCTTTCTTAGCACCCTTTACAAGACCACCAAGGAACATTTCTTGCTGGGGAACTTCTTGTCCTGTAATTTCTTGGAACGTGTTGGGTCTATGTAAAAACTCCCAGATCGCAGGACCAGAATTCCATACACTGTTAATGGCATCAAAGAATGGTTTGATACCATTTTCATAAACCCATCCACCTAGATTAGTTGCGAGTTTATAAGATTCTTGGATTGCTCTGATAGCAGGTCCCAAGTACCTCATAACAGGTTCAATAATCGCACCACCAATTTCTTTTGCCTTAGCAAATGCATCAGCAACAGTCTTGGAGACTTTGTTGCCTACAGCACTCATCATCTCCCTAAGTCTTTCGGGGATTTTTTTCGGGTTAATAAAATCTAGCAGTGCTCCAATGGCACCCCAAGGATTGAATAGGTTGTTTCGTACTGCATCGAAAAGTATACCTACCTTTTCAAAGACCCAATTAAAAGCAGCCTGTGCTGTCTGCTTAATCATCTGAAGCAGAATAGGTGCTCCCTCGGTAAACAGTTGACCAACACCTCTGGCACCCGATAAAATAGTTTCAAAAACAACTTTTGCTAATTCTTGTGGACCATTGACCACATATTTCATGAATGCTTCCGTAATCGCCTCACGGAATGGTTCAGATGCTTCCATCATCATTTCGATGAATCCCATCGTCTTAGATGATGCAAAGTTCCACATATTATTGATAGCACCCCAGGCACTACTCATAACGTCAGCACCGATATTTAAGAAAGTCTGCCATGCTCCTGCCCAGAACTCTCCATTCATAATATAATCATTCCAAAGAGATTTCATGCCATTGACAAGTTTCTTGCCCATGGCACCAAGGTCAGCACCTAAGTCTGCCTTACCTAGCATCAAATCATATAAGTATCCGCCGATTGCTTCACCCGCAATACCACCAAGCATTGAACCAACAAATGCACCTAAAGGCACTGTAATAGGTGCTGCAGGACCACCCAAAGCGCCGATAGCACCACCTGCCCAACCACCTAAGAATGTACCAATACCATCACCAACACCCATCATGAGTGATTTAGCGATAGATTCGCCCATGATCCAGTTCAGTGCTGCAGTGAGCAAACCACTAACAAGAGGAACCTTGAATTTCCCAATCAGTTTCTTTAATCCTCTTACACCACCTCTACCAATAACTTTCAGGAAGAAGCGATGTGTTGCTCTAGATATATTTTTTCCACCATACTTTAAGATCTGCCCACCAGTTCTTTTTCCTCCTTGCTCAGCAAGTTCACCAGCAGTTCTTCTAGTTACTTGTTCAGTTGCTTCTCTACCAGCTCTTCTAGTTGCTTGATCAGTTAATTCCTGAGTAACTCTCTTTTTCTTATCGATTCTTGGTGGACGATCTCCTCGCCTTCCAAGCATATCAACTAAACCTAAAATATCACTAATTAAGGCAAATGGATTCATCAGGTATCTCAACCCAATGAGACCCTTCATTAAAGTTCCAAGACCACCCAGACGTGAAATAAAAGTGCCATTAGGATCCGTTAGAGCACTAAATCCATCTAGAACGTTATTGGTAAACCCTGCTGCCCAACCAAATAATTTTTCAAAGACAAACTTTGTCTTCACAAGGAACGTTTTTAACTTTTCTTTGTTCTGCGGATCTCCAACCCACTTAAGAACTTCCATTGTGATGGCAATTGTGCCTAACTTAAGAAGAAACTCTCCAATAGGACCTAAAAATTTCTCTATCCAACTCAAACTACCTTTGGCAACCTTCTTTGCTGCGTTACCAAAATTTGGTTTTTGTTTTGCTAACTTCTTCTGCTCTGCGGCATCTTCCGTTGCAGCATCTAATTCTCTTCTTTGTCTACGACGTTCTGCTTGTGCTCTTGCTCTATCATCCTTTATCTGAGCAATAGAAATCTTTTCTATATCAGAAACAATATTCCCTATTGAGGAAATTGTTCCTCCCATTCTATTGAATGCTAAGGTTTGTTTTCTTGCAGCAGTGACTTCTGGACCAGCTTTTCCTACCGTTCCAGGATTTACAAATTTGTAGACTTGTAGTTTAGCCACTTGCTGCTTGTTGCTCCTTCATTCTACGTTCTTCTTCTTTGAGGAAATGTACTAACATATTTACATATATCTCCTTTTCCCATGGCATCAGATTATCGATGTGCTCAATATTCCATTTATGGTGATGCATTAGGGCAAAGTTACCTTCATAATAAGAACGGAGATTGGTGTGAAGGAGTGCTATGCGAAAAAACTCGCTAATCCCTCAAGTACAACCTCACTTTCAACGCCAGTATTAGGATTTTTTACTGACACTGTATGAGATAATTTGGGCATTTTTTCAAAGAAGTCTTGAATCATACCAAACTGCTTGCTGTTCAGTTCTTCAAACCACTCCATCACTTCCTTCTTAGGGATGTTGGAGCAATCATAGACTTGATTTGCATCAGAAATAGTTTCAACACAACTTGCTGCCATATCAAAAACTTGATCCATGCCAGCATCATCACTAAAGTTCATAGCAACGAATGTTTCAAGACTGGGATATCCCATTGTGATAGCAACATCGTCTGAGAGTTTGATATCCTTTTTATGACCTCTAGTTTTTACAACTTTGATTTCATCCAAAGGAATAGAAACTGCAACAATAGTCTCCTCATCATCAGGACAAGTTACAGAGATGTCTACACTTTCACCAACAGATTTTGTACGAATTTGTAAGAACACAAATTCAATATCAAATGTGGCAAGTTTTTCTACATCTTTGATATCTGTGCAGTCTCGAATAATATCTTTGATTGCACTGACAATGCTTTCTTGTTCGCCAGACTCAGTAGCAAGGAGAAGAATTTTTTCTTCTTTTACAAGAAATGGTCTAAAGTTCACAGTTCTACCATCAGAAGGTAGTTTCAGTTTGTACTTAGGTACATTTAACTTAGGTAATGCCATAGATATTCACATCAGTATTTTTATTTAGGCGGAACCGCCAGATATAGATGATAAGGGTGTTCCAGATAACAACGAATTCAACGTACTATTTCTATCAGTCTCTGGATCTGTATTGTTATCAGAAATAGACGGTGCAGTAAATCCTTTTAACAGTCCAGGATCATCAAACTTACCTTGAGTGAAGAAACGATATCTCTCGTAGTAAAAACCAACTGTCAATGTCATCGCTTTTGCTGTATTATTATCCAGTTGCACCGACCCAATATTATATGGATATAGATTCTGAATTTCCCAAGCAGCAGTCAATTGATACTTTCTTGCTAATAAGAAGTTTGCTGTCCCACTCTTTCTTAATGCACGAATCATCTTAGGATCAGTAACTACAAGATCTCCGCCACCTCTCTCCCATTTATAGATGTACATTCTAGGGCAGACATACTCATTATAATATCTTGTATATTGCTCACTATCACTTGCCATCATGGTTGTCCACCTCTCAAAGAAGTTTCTCGTATATTGAGAACGTGGCATTGTAAAAGTTATATTGATCTGACTATATGCAGTATTAGTTGCATATTTAAAGGGTGCCCCAACATAAGGAGTTTGCCCTGTTGTAATTTGTTTACTTGGTAAATTTACATTATTTGCATAATAATCTAACATCCAATCAAGATCAGTAGTCTCGACTTGCATTCTACCACTTGCCATTGAACCACTACCCTGCCTCATCATCGGCGGAGTAGACATTCTTACCGAAAATAGGTTAGTAAAACTGGGGCTACGATCCCTTCCTTTTGTATTGGAAAGAAATTCTTGAAAAGAATTATATCTAGCTGCTTGTGGATTTGGAATGCCCATTAGATCTTAAGTTCTTTTTCTGTAATTAACATAAATTCCCAACCATGGTCTACACAAAACTCAGTTGCTGCTTTCCATTTTGCTTGGTTTACAGCATAGGTCACAACTTCATTAATATATCTCTTAGTGTTTCTTTTTTGAGTCTTTGGTT